ACGCTCGTTGCAACACAAGTCGGACTAGACTTACTATTTACCAAACGAATAGATAAGATAATTATAACAAGGCCAACCGTAGCTAAAGAAGAAATAGGCTTCTTACCAGGAGATATAAGGGAGAAGATGGACCCTTGGTTAGCACCAATCTATCATAACTTATTCATGTTGTATAGTGAGGCCAAAGTACGCAAGGAAATGGAAGCTGGTAAAATAGAAATAGTACCTTTTGCATTTATGCGAGGAAGAACATTTTTAAACTCATTTGTAATAGTAGATGAAGCACAAAATGTTACTCATAATCAAATGGAGACTGTAATAGGTAGATTAGGTAGAGGATCTAAAATGGCTATATGCGGCGATTTAGCTCAAATTGACCTAAGAGATAAAAGAGATACTGGATTTAGCTTTTTAGCTAGATTAGAAGAACAGGTTCAAGGCTTTGTGACTCATTCATTAGAGATGAATCATAGACATGAAATAGTTGCACCATTATTAGACGTATATAAAACCTTCAGAGATTAACCACTATTTATATAAAACTATAATCAATGGCAAACGTAAGTATATGGAATGGAACAGCGACCTTCAGTGAAGGAGACACTCCATTCGGATTTTATGACAGTGATAGCACATTTCAAGGTGATGCTGTTAAGGTAGCAAAGTTTGTAGGTACTCGCTTAGGATATCCACTTATGGATGTCGAATTACAGCAGGCTCAAATGTATGCTTGCTTTGAAGAAGCTGTGACTACTTACGGTAACGAAGTCTTTCAATATAAGATTAGAGAGAATTACCTGAACTTAGAAGGTTCTACCACAGGTAGTACAATGAATAACCAATTAACTGACCCTACACTTAATCGTATCATCCAAATATCTAAACATTACGGTACTGAAGCCGGTGTTGGAGGGAATGTAACAAGATATACAGGGTCAATAGCATTAAGTCAGAACAAACAGAACTATGATTTAGATCAATGGGCTGTAGATGAAGGTATAACAGGTAGTATAGAGGTAAGAAAGTTGTTTTACGAAGCTCCTCCTGCTATTCAACGTTACTTTGATCCTTATGCCGGTACAGGTACAGGAGTTCAGTCACTTATGTCTGCTTTTAACTTCGGATCTTTCAGTCCTGGTGTTAATTTTATGTTAATGCCTACTTCTTTTGATATATTAAAGACTCAAGCTATAGAGTTTAACGATCAAGTAAGAAAATCAGCTTTCTCTTTTGAGTTAGTTAATAATCAACTTAAGTTATTCCCTATTCCTGGTTCATCTGGTAGCTTACACTTTGAGTATTATAAAGAAATCGATAAAGGACAGATTAACTACGACAATTCTACTAATAAAATTACTAACGTAGCTGAAGTACCTTATAGTAACCCTACATATAGTCATATAAACAGTGTAGGACGTCAATGGATCTTTAACTACACACTTGCTTTATCAAAAGAAGTGCTAGGATATGTGAGAGGTAAGTATCAAACAGTGCCGGTACCCGGTTCAGAAGCTACTTTAAACCAAGCAGACCTACTAACTGATGCAAGAACCGAAAAGACTGCACTATTAACACAGTTAAGAGACATGTTAAATGCAACTGGTAGAGGAGCACAGTTAGAAGCACAAGCTAAAGAAGCAGAAGACGTTCAAAACACGTTAAAAACAATACCAATGACTATATACGTAGGATAATGAAGCTAATACAGTTACTTTTAGAGCTAGATTACAGAACTTACGAAGCAATGGTAAGAATTACCTTCGGAGAAGAGGGTTCTAGTGGTTATGATGACGCTATACGTGCTCTACCTGGTGTTACTACAGTAACTATAGCATCAGAGTCAGGTGAATCCAATATGGCCACCTATAAAGTAAAGCTTATCAGTCAAAAAGAAGCAAAAGAAGCGTTTGCTGCATTAAAACAGAACGCTACAACAAAATATAGTAATATAGTAGCCGTAGAAGTCGGTGAAGAAACAATAGAAGAGAAGTAATGTTATTCGGAAGCAATAGAGACTTTGATTTACTGGTTAATATCAACCGTGAGCTATTAAAAGACATAATAGAGCAGGAGGTATTGTACCATAAACTATCTTTAGAGGATTTAGATGTTAATCTATACGGAGAAGCATTAGAAAAGACATATTGGAATGCAATTAAGATGTATTGCTTAATAACCAGAGGAGATCAAGTATATGATGTACAGGAATTTGGTGTTGATTTAGGTAGAGAAGCATCATTTGCATTTATAAGACAAGATTTAGTAGATTCTCAAGTAGTTCCGGAAGTAGGAGATATCATTCAATGGCATAATGACTTCTATGAAGTAGATAGTGTAAGAGAAAACCAGCTATTCTTAGGTAGAGATAACAAATATAACCTTTCTGGTTATGCTAGTGGCTTTGGATCATCAATATCCATTACAGTTGACTGTCATTTAACTAGAGCAGATAGAGTTGGACTAGTAGAAGTAAGATAATATGGCAGATAAGAAACAAATACCAAAGAGTCAAGCTAGGTTATCACAGGATAGTATTAAAAACTACAAACATCCTGAGACTGGTACACCTATAAATGAAAAGTATGACGTAGATAAGCTTAAAAATAGAGCTAATCAAGTAAGCCGTAAGAATGATAAGGTTAAAAACTTAACAGTAGGTATAAAAGACATAGATGAAGCTATTCATCACTACTTTAATAATGTACTAAAACCACAAGTATCTCAGAACGGTAAAACTATTAATGTTCCATTGGTATATGGTTCACCTGAACGTTGGGCATCCATGCAGAAAGACGGGTATTACCGAGATAAAAATGGAAAGATGCAAGCTCCTCTTATAGTATTTAGAAGAGAGAGTATAGAGAAGAACAGACAGCTTGGAAATAAGTTAGATGGTAACAATCCTACTAACTTTGGTATATTTAAAAAGCAATTTTCCAAGAAGAACGTATATGATAGGTTTAGTGTACTTAATAATAGAAAGCCTCAAGAGGAATACTATGCAGTAGCAATACCAGATTACGTTAATATAGTATATTCATGTATCATCTACACTGATTACGTAGAACAGAACAATAAAATTATAGAAGGAATAAACTTTGCCTCAGATTCATACTGGGGAGATCCTAGTAAGTTTAGATTTAGAGCTCAAATTAACAATTATACTACTTCTGCTGAAATAGTTCAAGGGAATGATAGGATAGTTAAGACAGAATTCACTATAAACCTACTGGGACATATTATTACAGATGCAATAAATGCACATCCTCATAACAATAAAAAGTTCTATACGAAGTCCGAAGTCAAATTTGGTGCAGAAACAGAGACGAATCTTTAACAGACTTGTCTATTTATAGTAAATGATCAGATCGATCAAGGTTTCACTTAGTATTAATAATTAGAGTAGAAGATGGCAAAATTCACCGGCGAATTATCAGGCTCATTAGCCTTTATAGAGAGCGGGGTCGTACAGACTCAGATGATACCTGGTATCGAGTCCTTAAACCTCACCGGTTCTCTTAATATATCCGGTTCTCAACTAACAGTTAACGGGAGAAACGTATTTGGAGAGATAGATGCCCTAACAGCTGGTGCTAATCCTGATATTGGAACACTTCGTATACATTCTCAATCGATGTTGGAGTATACTAGTTCAACAGACATTAGATTAGCAGGTATAGAAGCATATACAGGTAGTGTAGATCAATTAAATGCTGCTACTTCTTCATACTACTTACAGAGTGATGCTGCAAATGTAGTATCTTCTTCAAATCAGATAGAAGCTTTAGGATTCGGAAGAGCTAATGTTATATCTGGTTCAGATCAAATAATAGATTTAGGATTTAACAAAGATGTAGTATCTGGATCACAGCAAATACTTGATTTAGGGTTTGTTACCTCCTCAAATAT